AGACTGAACGCTGGTGATTGTTATTTCATCTCCATGGTATCTTATGATTGTACCAACATGCTTAGAACTTGCATAGTTGCCACCTGATTGCGAACCTGTTGTATCAAAATAAGCAGCGCTTGTTGTAAGCGTAATTCCATTACCGCTAGTAGCGCTAGGATCAAGCGTAACACCGCTATCTTGAAACGTAGAGTAAGGCTGAAAAGTAACTTTGTTATCCGCTCTTTGACTAAACGAAAACACACTTATCTCAAAATTAAATGTACCACTTTGAGTAGTGCTTGCTTTTCTTGTTAAGATTCTAGGCGCAAATTTATTATGGCAAATAATAACAATGTCGCCGTATCTCGTAATATTGTACTCATGCAAGTCATCTTCATCAAACGGAAGTGCGTTACTGTCAACATCTTGAGTAAGTATTTGAGCGCCAAGTGTATTTGTACTAAAAGGGAACGCTATATAGCCATGCCCAATCCCAATAACATATCTATTAGTATCACTACTTAATGTATTAGAAACAGTAACAGGCTCACCAGTTACCCAAGAAAAAAGCCTAATTTTTTTATTTGCAGCAGCGCCAGTAACAAAGTTCGCATTAAATCCAAACTTAAAGCCGTGTCTTCTTTTAACGCCGCCCTGAGGAAGAACAATCATATTCTGTAAGCTTTGAGCAGACGCAGAGTAAACAGCAGAATCAGTCCTCATTAAAAGAGAATCACTGATTTCACCATACTGAAAGCTGTTAATGGGTACTCTGACTTTCTGCATTAACTTCGCCTTTCAGCAATAAACCTCGATGTGTTTAGCTTTTTAGTTGTTTGCTGTTGTGAATCCAGCCTTCTAGCTCTCATCATATGAAACTGTGCCCGCTCATCCATCATCTGAGCAAGCTGTGAATCTCTAGCAACAGAAACGGCAAGTATGCCAGCCATCATATATTCTACAGCAATAGTAAAGAACGGAGGCCAGTCAGCTTCACTAGCCCTAAATGTATGATCGCAAATTAAAGTATCTGTAGTGACTGCATCGCAGTAAGCCATGTTAGAATAAATATCGTATTTAATTGGATACTCATTAACAGTTATAGCGTGAACCATTAGTGATGTGGACGGTATTTGATAAGCCGCATCCCAGCGTCCATTAGGAACAGCAGCAAGTCGCACCAGTGTGCTTTGAGTAGTTGCAAAGCCCCAGCGCATACTGGTAAGCGCAGCAGTAGCAGTATCTTCATACATTGCATCTACGACAGCAGACTCAGCAGTGCCATCTGTAAACGATTGAATCTCGCTGCCTCCCATAAGAACGGAAGCGCGAGAGCATACTTTAATAGAAGTGTTAGCTACATC